AGAAGGAGAATGAAAATGAGCAATGTACAAATCTTGCGTTTAACTAGTGGTGAAGAACTTATCGGTAGGGTTGAGACTAATGATGGCTACTATACGATTAAGAAGCCATATATCCTCATCCCTATGGGTGAAGGACGAATTGGCTTCGTTCCATACATGCCTTACACCAAGGCGGAAGATGGAATTGACATTGGTGGAGAACATGTTATGTTTACTCTAAATCCGATGCCTGAAATGGAAACTCAGTATACTTCAGCAGTCAGCGGTCTTGTTACTGCCCCAGCAGGAGCAAATAAGATTCTAGGTTCTGGCCTGAAGCTTACTACCTAAAATTATATTCCCGTAGCTCAGTTGGATTAGAGCAAGTGCCTTCTAAGCACTAGGTCGTAGGTTCGAATCCTATCGGGAATGCTGAAGATTGGTGTAACGGTAGCACAACTGACTCTGACTCAGTTTGTCCTAGTTCGAATCTAGGATCTTCAATGAGGATGTAACTCAATAGTAGAGTGCTGGTTTTCCAAACCAGCGGTTGCGAGTGCAAATCTCGTCATCCTCTTTTTATGTCAACACTTGAAGAAGAAATCTATGCATTACAACGCTGTAAAGAATTTATTTACAGCCTTCTAGATCCAAAGCAGACACCCAAAGTGCCAAAAGCAATTCGGCAGAGGGCAAGAAATGTTGTCAAACATTATCCAATAGTGGTTGACTTCTTCGTGGAGAGATATTACAATGAGAAGATAGTCGGGTCAAAGGCGACTAATTATGATTATTCCCAAATTGAGCGTGAAGCTAAACGATATTTTAATCCAGACAATGCCAATCTGCCTCCAAATGGAGAGGCAAAAGAAGCATGTGAGTCTGATCTTCCACAAGAATAAGCTAGTTTCGATTGGAACTAACCAATTTAAGACTCATCCACTTGCTCGTAAGTATGGATATGTCATCGATTGTGTCCATTCTGAGCTAGATGCGTTCAATAAGCTGCCAAAATGCTACAAAAGAGGCGAAAAGAGGTTGAAATTGATCAATTTTCGCATGAATCGGTTTAACGAACTGAGAAATTCTAAGCCGTGTAAGCATTGTTTGGCGTGGTGTGTTGACTTCTTTGACGAAATTTGGTACACTGACAACGAAGGTTTTCAAGAATTGGAGATTTAAATGTATAAGCACGGAGAAAAAGTAGTAAATTCGGAAAATAGCCGTCCTTGCACTGTGATTGGATCTCAAACCTCACGGGCAAAGGATAAGAAGGGTATGATTTACGAAGAAACTGAGTATTGCGTTCGGTATGAAGATGGTTCTACCGATTGGATTTCGGCAGAAAGCACAAAGAAGTTCCTAATTGACTAATGGCATACCGAATCCACATTGACATTCCTCTCATGTCCTCCTGCCAAGAGGAGGCTGTGGTGGCTGCTAAGGCCATCATGGAGCGTCTGGCCTCCCCAGAGGTCCTAGAGTGCGTAAGCCTCCACAAAGGCACACAGGTCAACTATCGCCTTGGTGACGATACTGACCGCCAGAAGAGCAATTATTTGGTTTTGACTCCTTCTGGGCATGTTACTAACCAAAAGTGTAAGATTCTCTTGACAGAGGATAATTCCTCCGTATAATAGAACTAACAGTCCAACCATTAGGTTGGCAACCCGGTTGGCGCGACAGCCGGGTTGAAATTGGGTAGGTAGTTCAATCGGCAGAACCTTCCGCTTATAACGGTAGATGTGTGGGTTCGACCCCCACCCTACTCATTGGAGATATAAGTATGATTATGACCGAAGAAGATAGAAAAATCGTACTAGTTCTCAAGGATGAGATTGAAAAGATCAAGGTCAATATGATTCTGGAGAATCGCAAAATTGACCAAATTGTTTCAGTTTTAAGTAAAATTATTCAAAAGGAGAATAAAAATGATTAATTCTAATATTTTTGGTTTGCGTTGGCTTGCTGCGTTTACTGCGTTCGGTGCTCTGCTTCTGCATCTTGATAATGCAAAGGCTCCAATTGTCTGGTCATTCGTTGGCCTGACTGTCTTCCTGCTTGTTTGTGAAATTCGTGCTCTTCAGAAGCACATTTGCCAACTCCAAAAGGAATTTGACAATGTGACTTTTAATAACGAACTTCATAGCGTTCGAAGCGATATGTGGCGAAATGTGGATGAACTGCATACTCGCCTTGAGCAGTGCTCAAACAGCTGCACAAAGACAAAGAATCGTATCTAATACAATTAAATAGTTAGTTTTTAAACCCTCTGCTCCAGCAGGGGGTTTTTTTCATATAAATAGCTATATGGAAAACTTTAAATCAGCATCATTTTATAATTATATAACAGCAACTGGAGTCACATTCGGTAAACATAAATCTGTTATGGTGTGCAATACAACTGGGTCAATTGCTGGTATAACATTGGATGTAAAAGCTTCTGATGGTATTTTATATACTGGCCATGTTAAAATGCCAGCAAATGAAACTACATATATTCCAACTAGAATCACTGGTGCGACAGCACAAACTGGAGTCAATTTAATTTTCTTTAACTGATGTTTTTTACATTACCCGCAAATCTTTATCCAGAAAACTCTTTTAATAGCTGTAGTATAGTTACATATAATGGAACAGAATTAGGTGCAATAGCTGGATCTAGTCCTATTATTATTCCAAAAAACAAATGCGTTTTATTGTGTAATGATTTAGCTACAACTTTAACGCTTAAATTAACTTACTTTCAAAGTGATGAATTAACAGCTGATGTTATTTTAAATTTAAAGGGTAATACAAATTATAAATTATTTTTACCATATCCAGTTTTAAAATTTCAAAATGAAGCTGGAGTTTCTGGACTAGATAATACAAATTTATTAACAATTTTTTGTTTTAACTAATGAAATATCTAACTTCATTTTTAAGAGAAAATATTACCCTACAATATCATTCGGAACTGAATCCGAAGTTTTGGGTAAATATTTTTCTTAAAGATGAAGTAAGAAATCGTTTAATAGAGATTGCAAAAGAATGGCTGAAGTTCACAGAAACACCAAGTTCTTTTGTTGATGATATAGTTCTTACTGGCGGAAATGCAAATTACAATTATACTGAAAATTCTGATCTAGATGTTCATATAATTTTAAAGCCAGAAAAATTAGATGTCTGTAAGAAAGATCCAAATTATTATAAAGATAAAAAGTTAATTTGGTCACTAACACATGATATAACAATCTACAATACTCCAGTTGAAGTATATGCTCAAACTGAAAATGTTGAAATACCAAAAAATCAGGGTGTATATTCTCTAAAGAAAAATAAATGGTTAGTTAAACCAGAAAATTTAAATTTAGATTTTTCATCTGATGCTCTATTGGATAAAAAAATAGAAGATCATATCTATGAGATAGAGCATGTATTAAATAATACAAGTGATATTAAAGCAGCAGAAAAGCTTCTAAAGAGATATCAAAAATTAAGAAAAGCATCCATTGCAAGAGAAGGTGAATTCAGTCAAGATAATCTAATATTTAAAGAACTGAGAAATCGTGGTTATATTGATAGAATAAGAAAATTTATTCTAACCATGACTGATAAAAAATTATCTCTCAACTAACTGTAATTAAACCAAATATTGTTTTTACTCCAGCTGCTCCATAATAAAATTGCTTAGGAGTACTATTGGTTATTGTTAATAATGTATAAGAGTTTTGTTTTCCAGCAATAGAATTTGTAGTTGAAATATTTAAATAATTTCCTTCAAGGAAATCAGTATATGTTTCGGCAAAAACTACTTGATAGTTATTTTCAGTAGAATAATTTGATATATGAGATTGATCTATTTTATAAATTCCAGCAGACAATGATAATTGTGGATTATATTGGCCACTTAAAGCAAACAGATCAGATGGTAAAAATACCAAGTATGCAGATTGGTCTACTTTAAAAGTAAATTCATAATCAAAAATTAATCCATCTGTAATTTGTCCAGCAGTAAATCCAGCACAATTACAATCTTCAGTCCAAGTACTCAATACAGATTTATTATCATAATTGAATCTTCTCAAGTATGATTGATATTCATTTTGATTGTCATAACAATCAAGATAATATCCATCTGTAGTATAAGTTTTAGAACACCCATTGATTGTTGTGTCTTTTTCGACTAATGATAATGATGGTGTTCCTCTAACATATAAGTTGAGAGTGGTTAATTGACCAAGACGATTATTATTATAGACAAAATCTTTTAGAAATATTATTTCTTCATTTTCACTAGAAGTTTCAATTTTTTCAATTCGAAATTTATCAATATTTGCAGTATTTCCACCATAACTAATTTCAATTAAATCGTTTTCTATTGCGCCTAATTCTTCTATTTTTCCAAAATTAGTTGCTGATTTAATCACATAATATGGATCTCCGGTAAATCCAGAATTTAATGTAAATTGTGGAGGATCTACAAAATAATCTCTTTCATACCTATTTTCAGCTGTATTTAGAGATGATGAAGAAATAACCGTAGTTAATATAAGATTGTTGTTTTGAACACCATCAAATTGATAAACTCCATTTATATTTGATGTTATTCCATCCTGTTCTTTTATATAATATCCATTTGTTATTGTGAAGGTATTACCATTAGTTATACCTTGTAATAAAATAGAAATATAATCTAAATCATTTTCTGAAATAGTATTAGAATAATCAATTATTGCTTTTGTAAAAGAATTATAATATTGGACTAATGGAGATGAGTTTATTTTTCGTCCAATTAAATTAATATCAGTATATGAATTTATAATATTTATTCCATAACTTTCAAATGATTTTACCAGAATTGGTATATCATCGTTTTTATAGAATTCTTGATTGTTTTCGGAAATATTTCCAAAACTAGTCATATCAATTTGCTATGTAATATAATTTTTGTCCGGTAGAACCACCACCACTTATAGCAAAAAGTTTATTGAGATTTGATATCTCTAAGAATAAACTTTCTCCTGGATCTATAGGATAACTATTGGTTGATCCTATGGTAGATGTTATTCCAACAAAAATTTGTTGTGTGTTGGTATAATTGCTTTTTAAATTTACACCTCTTGAACAAGTAAATCCTGTTGAATATATCCCAGTAGCAGCTGTTGTTGCTGTGAATAAACCACTAATAAGAGTAGATGGTAAAGTATAAGAGTCTAATTTAACCTTTGCAGTACCATCAGTAAGCAATGTTTCGATAACTGGAATTCTGGAAGTAAATGTTGAGCCAGAAATTCCAGAATTATTGATGGTTGTTAGTAAGGATTCTAAAGTAATTCCTGTAATGCTGACTGGTGAACCAGTAGATCCTCTAATATAAAGAGGAGTGGCATCTGTATTTGTGACCGCTACGCTTGCGCCTATAGTCGCAGTAAGAGCAATTGGTGCTCCAAGGACTTGGACGAGTAGAGCATTTGCTCCGCCACCATTACTAACTCCTGCCAGTAAATTTGTATTTGGATCGAATAGGCGAACATATGTACCATTAGTAGTTCCATCTGGACCAGCTCCTATTGCCTTTATTCCATACTTGGAAGAAGCAAAATTCGATGATATACCCTGAATTCCAGCAAAGATATTTGCTAAAAGAGTGTTTCCAGCCTGGTCTTCTGTGATAACTGCATTATTAAGACCAGAACCATTTACTTTTAGTGAAGTTGTGCTATAATTAACTACCTGTACTGATCCAGCAGTACCACCCCCGGTAATAGTAGCTCTGGTGTTTAAGGTAACACCAGTAGAGGCCAAATATGCTGGGAGTGGATTAGTAGAAGAAACGCGGGTGGCATCAGATGTACCACCAAAGACCATTTTAGTCAATTGAACATGAGAAGTAGTACCATAAACATCAATGACAAAATCAGTTGCTATGGAAGCGGTAAGACCACCAGCTATACCTACATTCAAATTGGGATCAGTATTATCAGGCATTTTTTCTCCAAATTACACTACTATATAGGGTATTCATTATGCTTATAGAACCAACATTTAAAAACGAATTTTCACGACTAATAATAGAACATGTTTCAAAAACAAATTGCACATATATGGATGCAATTTTAAAATTTTGCGGAGATTATGAGATCGAACCCGAAGGGGCTGCAAAATTACTCACAAAACCAATAATCGAAAAACTAGTCGAAGAGGGAAGAGATCTACATCTATTGCCTAAAAAGGCTAAACTTCCTTTTTGACTAAACACCAATCTTTGGTATACTGCACCATCGGCCAAGGGAGTTCCTTGGGTTAATATAAGGAGACTATATGTCATTTAGCGATTTTAAGAAGCGTTCGAAGTCAAGCATTGAAGATCTAACCAAGAAGATCGAAGACCTAAACAAGACTGCCGATTATAAGGATGATCGGTTCTGGCGACCGGAAGTTGACAAGGCTGGCAATGGCTACGCCGTCATTCGATTTCTGCCTGCCTGTGAGGGAGAGGATGTTCCGTGGGCCAAGGTCTACTCGCACGGCTTTCAGGGCAAGGGTGGCTGGCTAATCGATAACTGCCCAACCACCATCGGTCAGAAGTGTCCTATCTGCGAAGCCAATAGCGAACTCTGGAATAGCGGAGTCGAGAAGGATAAGGATCTTGCCCGTACCCGTAAGCGTAAGCTGACCTACATCAGCAACATTCTCGTCGTTAGCGACCCATCAAACCCTCAGAACGAAGGCAAGGTGTTCCTCTTCAAGTACTG